ACCCGATCACTTGGCTGGAGACCGAGCAGTACCAGAGCATTGTGCTGAAAAGCACCGCCGCCACGATTCCGATTTACGGCTTTTACGACGGCGGCGCGCCGACCGGCAACCTGTACTTTTGGCCGTACCAAACCACCGCCACCGAGTACCACATTCTTGTCGAGACGCAGTTGACCGAGTGGGCCACGCTGGCCACTGATGTGACGCTGACGCAGGGCTACCGCCGCGCCCTGATTTACTCGCTGGCCGAGGAACTGGCACCCGGCCTGCGCGACCCCTCGCCGCTGGTGATCAAAACCGCCATGAACGCACGCCGCGCCATCAGACAGGCTAACGCCGTGGTGCCGGTGCTGAAGTTTGCCGACAACGGCACCAGCCCCATTGCCCGGTTCTTGGCGGGTGCATGAAAGCGTCCATCCCTTTTGTCGGTGCGTCTTACCAGGTGCGCAGCCTGAACGTGGACGCGCAACGGGCGCTGAATTGCTACATCGAGATGGATCAGGCCAGCCCGCGCGCGCCTATTGCTTTGTACGGCACACCCGGCTTGCGCAAGGTGGCGACCGCCAGCGCCGGCTTGGGCTGCCGGGGCGCGATCACTGAAGGCGGCTATGCGTGGCTGGTGATTGGCAATTACGTGTACCGTATGGACACCAGCTATGCCCTGATCAGCCTGGGCACGATTGGCAGCAGCAGCGGCCCGGTTGGCTTGGTCAGCAACGGGCTGGAGTTGCTGATTGTGGACGGCGTGGCCGGCTGGATTGTGAATGTGGCCGCCGCCACTTTGACGCAGATTACGGACGTTGATTTCCCGAACGGCGTGCGCCGGGCAGCCTACCAAGACGGCTACTTTATTGTGACCGGCGACAGTACGGATCAGTTTTACATCTCAGCGCTGCTGAATGGTGGCGCGTGGAACGGGTTAGACACCGCCAGCGCTCAAGGCTCGCCCGACAACACCATTGGCGTCATTTCTGACCACCGCGAGCTGTGGCTGTTTGGCGATAGCAGCGCCGAGATTTGGCTGAACACCGGCAATGCCGACTTTCCGTTTGAGCGCACCGGCAATGCCTTTGTGGAAAAAGGCTGCGCCTCTGCCGCCACCATAAGCAAGGCCGACAACACCGTGTTTTGGTTGGGCGCGGATGACCGGGGCACAGGCATTGTGTGGCGCGCCAATGGCTACACCCCGATGCGCATCTCCACCCATGCGCTGGAGACCGCGCTGGCCGGCTACACGCTCAGCGATGCCTGGGCGCTGAGCTACCAGCAAGAGGGCCACAGCTTCTATGTGCTGAGCTTCCCGACTGACGGCAAAACGTGGGTGTATGACGCCGCCACTCAGTTGTGGCACGAGCGCGGCTACCGCGACACCACTACAGGCGAAATCGGCCAGTGGCGCGCCGCCGGGCACTGCATTCTGGGCGGCCTGCACATTGTGGGCGACTACCTTGATGGCCGCATTTATGTGCTGGACTTGGATTACTACCTGGACGACACCGACCCCATCATCCGGCTGCGCGCCAGCCAGACGCAGGCGCAGTTGCAAAACCGGCTGTTCTTTAATTCGCTGCAGGTGGATATAGAAACCGGCGTGGGGCTGGTGACCGGCCAGGGCAGCGACCCGCAACTGATGCTGCGCTACAGCAACGACGGCGGCCACACTTGGAGCAGCCTGAAGACCGCCACAGTGGGCAAGATTGGAGAGTACGGCGCACGTTGTCGCTTCAACCGCTTGGGCGCAGGGCGCGATAGGGTGTGGGAGATCAGCCTGTCTGACCCGGTGAAGTTTTGCGTGATAGGTGCCATTGTGGATGCGGAAGAAGGCGTATGACCACGCTGAACCTATTCCCGGCGCGGATTGCGTTTGTCAACCCAGACGGCACGCTGACCAACGAGGCGTACCGGGCGCTGACCGTGCTGTTTGCCCGGGTGGGTGGGCCGCTGGGCGACAACGGCACCGACACCTTTAACAACCAAGTGGTGATGGGCCAGGCGGCTGACAACCCAGCCATCACCGACACGCTGGAGCAGCCGGCCAGCCCCGAGCGGCTGATGGTGGATCTGCTGCAGCAGACCAACAACACAGACCTGCTGCTGCCCGACCTGATGCAGATTGGCGGCGTGATGCGGCCGACTGCCTCGGGTGGTGCGGTGGCAAGCACAGCGGCCACCAACGTGGCCCCATATGGCTACACCACTGCCGCCCAGGCTGATGCGATTGTGACCCTGCTGAACAACATCCGCACCTGCCTGATTGCCAACGGATTGATGACCTAGAGGACGACTATGCAAAGACTACCCAAGCGCCTGGTGGACGGCAGCCAACTGACCACCAGTGCCGCCACCTACTACACCGCCCCGAGCAACACGCTGACCACCATCTCGGCCTGCACGCTGACCAACACCACGGCAGGCGCGGTGACGGCCACCGTGTACTTGGTGCCGTCTGGCGGCTCGGCCACCACCAGCAACGTGATTTTGTCGGCGCGCACCTTGGCGGCGGGTGAGAGCTTTAACGTGGGCTCAGCCATTGGGCAGACGCTGGCAGCAGGCGGCACCTTGCAGGCGCTGGCCGGCAGTGCGACCAGCATTGCACTGGTGGCATCAGGGTATGAGACCAACCCATGAGGCTGAAATACGGCCCGGGCGTGTTTCCAGTAGCGCCAGCGGTGCCCATGCGGGCGAGGGTGGAGGCGCTGCAGGCGGCGATGGTGCAGTTGCCACCTGTGGATTGCCCGATCCGGCACCACTTTGCTGACGGACTGTACGCGCGTGAAATGTCGGTGCCGGCCGGCGCGGTGGTGGTGGGAGCCGTTCACAAAACAAGCCATTTGATTTTGGTGACCAAGGGCCGGTTGCAGATTGTGACGCCTGACGGCACCCGCGAGGTCAGCGCAGGCGATGTGATCCAGTGCGCGGCAGGCATGAAAAACGCCATGGTGGCCTTGGAAGACTCTAAATGGGTCAACCTGCTGTCAAACCCGGGCAATGAGACCGACACCGATTTGTTGGTAGAGGTGTTTACCGAATCAACGGCTGCCGAACTGCTGCGCGGCAAAGCCAACAAACAACTGATGGCGCAAGCCGATTTTAAGAAAGTTGAGGCCTGATATGGCGTTCCCATTAACTGCTGGGCAGGGGATGGCATTAGCCGGAGGCGCAAGCTTGTTTAGCGCGTTGTTGGGCTCTAATGCCGCCAGCAATGCCGCCAGCACGCAAGCCGCTGCGGCTGACCGTGCCGCCGCCTTGCAGAAGCAGATGTTTGACGAGCAGGTTAGGCTGCAAGCGCCGTTTCGCGCTGGTGGCTTGGCCGCGCAAAACCGGCTGCTTGAGTTGATGGGCCTGCGATATGCCGGTGGGCAGAGCGGGCAGGGCGGCGGGATGCCGACGGTGCGCTCGGATGCCGAGTTGCGCGCGGCGCTGCAAGGGCAGTACACCAGTTCTAGTCAGCAGGTGCGGCGTGGCGCAGGTGGCCCAGAGGGCGACGTCACAATGTACACCGTGCCAGGTAGCGTGGATGAGGCTGGTTTGGCGGCAGCCATCAGCGCAGCCCGACAGCGCGAGCAGGCCGCGGCTGACAGCTACCAAACCGGCAGCAGTTCCGGCGGCAGCCCCGACTTTGGCAAGTACGCGCGCGACTTTTCCATGGCCGATTTTCAGCAAGACCCGGGTTACGCTTGGCGCCTGCAGCAGGGCCAGCAGGCCATCGAGCGCTCGGCAGCAGCCCGGGGCGGCTTGGGCGGTGGCCGCATGGCCAAAGACCTGACCAACTACGCGCAGGGCGCTGCCAGCCAAGAGTACGGCAATGCCTACAACCGCTACCAGACCAACCGCGCCAATCAGTTGAACCCGCTGCAGTCATTGGCCGGTGTGGCGCAGACTGCCACCGGGCAGATGCAGAGCGCGGCGCAAAGCTACGGCAACAACGCCAGCAACAACGCCATGGCCGCCGGCAACGCCAATGCCTCCGGCTACATGGGCGCAGCCAACGCCATCAGCGGCGGGGTCGGCCAGGGTCTGAACTACTTTCAAAACCAAAACATGATGAACCGATTGTTCCCGCAAGCCGGCTCGGGCTACGTGCCGCCGATTCAGGATAACGGTTATAGCCTTGGCACCGGCAGTGCCTACAACACCCAACGGGCGGGGATGTAATCATGGTTGACACCTCTATTGCCATGGGCTACCGGCCCGTCCAGATCGAAAACCCCATGAATCAACTGGCGCAGATGCTGCAAATTCAGCAGGCGCAAAAGCAGGGCCAATTGGCTGACCTGAACATGCAGACGGCGCAGCGCGGGTTTGAGGAGCAGAACAAGCTGCGTGATTACTTTGCCAACAACGACCCCAAAGGCCCAGGCTTTGCGCGCGGCCTGTACGGCATCAGCCCTGACAAGGGCATGGCTTACGACAAGGCGCTGTTTGACCGGCAAAAAGACCAAGCCGAAATTGACGCCAAGAAAGCCACCACCGACAAAACGCTGACCGAGGTGCTGGACAAGAACTTGGCCATGTTCCGCTCGGCCGTGCCCAGCATCACCACGCCCGAGGCGGCTGGGCAGTATTCGGCGGCGATGTTCGACCACCCGGTGCTGGGCAAGTTTGCCGCCATGTTTGGCACCAAGGAAGAGGCCATCAAGCGCAACATGGGAGCATTTGCCAAAGACCCCAGGGGCTGGCAGGTGGCAAGCGCTGGCGTGTCGGCTGACAAGCTGCTGGAGTCGCTCAAGGGAACTCGGCAAAACGTCAACCTGGGTGGCAACTCACAAGGCGAGACGATCAACTACTACGGCGAGGTTGTGCCAGGGCAAACCACCATGACGCCAATCACGCAAAGCCAGGACAACGCCGCCACGGTGGCCAATGCGGCGCGCACAGCCGAGATGACGGACGCCCGCACTCGCTCAGAAGGTGCGCTGAATCGTGGCGTCACTGTGGCCGGCCAAAAAATGACCGACGAACGCGCACGAGATCTGAACCAGATCACGGCCGACAACAAACCTTTGACCGAGGGGCAGGCAAAGTCCGCGCTGTTTGGCTCGCGCATGATGATGGCCAACACCATTTTTGACACGCTGGAGAAGGCCGGCACCACCACATCAACGCCCGGCATGAACAGCGGCTACGGGGTTGGCAGCGTGGTCAACGCCATGTCAAGCGCTGACCAGCAGCAACTGATGCAGGCCAAGCGCGATTTTCTGAACGCCGTGCTGCGCCGGGAGTCGGGCGCGGTTATTGGCGAGTCGGAGTTTGCCAACGGTGAGCGCCAGTACTTCCCGCAGGTTGGCGACACCAAGCAAGTGATTGGCCAAAAGAAAGCCAACCGCGAGGCGGCAATGCGCGGCGTGTTGGTGGATGTGCCCGAGCGGCGCCGGGCTGAGATTGTGAGAGAGATCACCGGCGCGGCACCAGGCTCACCAGGCGCTCCGAGCGCGGCCAATCTGCTGCCAACACTGCCCCCGGCCAACAGCAGCAACCGAGGTAAACGCGCCAGGGACACCGAAACCGGCAAGGTCTACAAATCCAACGGTACAGCCTGGGTGGAGGAATAAACATGCCGTTTGAACTTTTGGATGAGGCACCCGCTGGCCGTTTTGAGACGCTGGAGGGCAAGGCCAACAACCCCGACTACCAAGCCGGCCGACGCGCCGAAGGGTGGCAGCGCGGCCTAGCGTCTGTCGCCAACGGCCCATTGCTGGGCTTTGCCGATGAGATTGGCGGGGCCATTGGTGGCGCTTACGACACGCTGATGCAGCCTGACCAAACCTTGTCTGGGTTGGTGACAGGCCGGCAGCCCAAAACCTTTGCTGAAAACTACCAAGCCAACCGTGACGCCCTGCGCGGCATGCAGGATTTGGAGCGCGAGCGCAACCCCTGGACAACCGGCCTGACGCAAACTGCCGCCAGCCTGCCGCTGGTCTTGCTCAAATTTGGTGGGGGCGGTGCCAACGCCGTTCGGCAATCTGCG